CGCAGGATCTTGATATCGGCAGCCACATTCATCTCGATATCGTAGTAAGTGACCGAGTTTGTTTGCCCCTTGCGGTGGGTGCGGTCCTCTGACTGCGCCCGGTCCTCGTAACTGAACGAATTCGAATAATAGATGACATAGTTTGCCTCAACCAATGTGAGGCCGATGCCGCCTGACTGCTGGTTTGAGATGAAGAATCGACAGTTTTTGTCTTTCCTGAACCGAAGGACGTTCTGTGTGCGGATTTCCTTGTCGATACCGCCGTGGAACTCGACCACTGAGAGTCCGCCGTACTCATCCACCAGCCGGTGCCGGATCAGTTCGATCTCTGGCCTGAATCTCGCCCAAATGACGATCTTGCCGGTGTGGGGTATGAGTTCAACCAGACCCATCAGCGCGTCGAGTTTCGGATTCTTGCCTGCTATTGGTTTGGTGCGATACTTGAACTCGTCACCCTCGTCCCGGTGGGGGAACATACCACCAATGACTTGTTGATAACGAGTCATCTGTTCAAGGGTAGATTCGACAGAAATGTGGGCGCCGTCGTGCTCGGCCTCAAACATCTTCTTCAAATCCTTGAGAATTCGCTTCTGTTCCTGTGTCGGCTCAACCACGATCTTCTGAAACACCTTGGGCGGGAGCGTCATGCACTTTGCCTTTTCGACAACATGCACGTACGGCAGGATGCGTCGCATGAGGTCGTCAAGGAATTGGTACCCAACGATCTCTTTCATCATGTAACCACCCATCTGACAGTACCGGTTCTTGAACACGAAGAAGTTCTTGCACCCAATAATGACCGTGCCTAGGAACATGAACTGGCCGAACAGATCCTCCGTTCCTTCGGTGATGGGAGTGCCGGTCATGGCCAGCCGGTAGTGGGCCAGCCCGCCAAGCTGGGCGATGCGCTTGGTCCGCTGCGATTTCGGGTTCTTGATCCGGCTCGACTCGTCAACGATGATCATTGTTCTCGTGCCCTTGATCAGCCGCACCGCCATGTTGTACAGGGCGTCGCTGATGCCAAATCCTTCAACCGTCCAGAGGTAGATGGTCAATCCATCGAAGGGTTTCAGGCTGGGCGTGCTGCCGTATTCAACCCTCCACTTCACATCTTTCGGTATCCACTTGGCTAGCTCGCCGCCGTCGATGGTATTATACCAGACCGACTGGATGGAGTTCGGGCAGATGACGTAGAGTTGGTCGATCTGCCCGGCCCGATACCGGGCAACAGCCAGATGAATCGAAGTGTAGGTTTTGCCGGTGCCCATCTCGTGAAACAGAGCAAACGAATCACGAGGCCAAGCCTTATTGATTGCTTCGATCTGGTGCTCCATCGGAGTGCCGATGTACTGGACCGGGGCGCTCATGCGGTGATGCCCTTGGCCACCAGCCGGTCCCGGGTCCAGAGCTTGATGCGGTTGTTTACCTGCTTCATCGCAGTCGTCTGCTTCTCTTTCTTGGATTTCATCACGCGTTCCCCGGAGCGAGGTTGCCCGACTCCTTGATCTTGTTGCTGAGATCAAGCAGATGCTCGGCCTCGTTGTTCAGCACCCGGGCCATGACACCGACGACGCCAATGGAGGCGTGCAGCTTCCAGAACGCGAGTCTCTGGTCCTCGGTCAGGGTGTCGAAGGTCTGCTGGTTCATGGACCGGGACCACTCGGCCAGCGCCTTTATGACCGAGGGCAGGGCGTTCTTGTTGAAGTCGATTACGTTATTGCGGATCTTGCAGTGGGGGCACGTGCAGTCGGGGGTATTGTTGCCTTCGACGTTGGCAGAGATGAAGCCGAGGACCGGCTCCACGTTGTTGAGGATAGCGGCCTCGATCTCGGCGGTGATCTGGCCCTTCATCAGCTGTTTCATGTGTATAACCTCGATTAAATGACGAAAAGAAAACGACCAGCAGGCTTTAATATGATCCTGTTCCCACCTTGCAGCGTGGGCTGTGGTTTATATGGGCCGCTCTGCAAAGCTGCCCAACTTATCCACTCTTCGCCTACCCGGCTCTAGCTGGTCGCCTCGGTCGTTTGCCCTACGCAACGGTAGACCAATCCGTTACGATTCCCAGCCGTCGCCGGGGCGGGATCTCTTTAGGCTGCCTTGGCCTTAGCCTTCTCGGCAGCGGCTAGCGCCTTGTCTCGCGCCGCAACGAACGACTTCGCCGCGACCTCCAGTGCCCGCTCGCCGGTACCGGCGTTCTCGGCCTCCAGCTTCCGCACGGTGGCGCGGATCAGGTTGCCGAGCGTCATCCGCTGCTGGCCCGGGTTGAGGCCGCTGTACTTGGCCTCCAGCCCGTCCTTGCCGGTCACCTTCTCAGCGATGGTGTACACGTCCTCCAGCGCCAGACCGTTGAGGGTCGAGGCGACGGCATCACCGTTATTGAAGGAGCGCTTGCCGCTGGCGGTGCGACCCTTCACGTACTGGCTGACGTCCGGGCGAATGGTCGTCTTGCCCGGGGTGGCGGGGGCGGCCTTGGCCTTGGTCTTGGCCGGGGCGGGGGCGGCCTTGGCGGCCTTGTTCGAAACGGACTTGGTCATGGTCGTATCTCCTGAGGGTGGAATGGTACTAGTTGCGTTGGGGGTACCTCCCCCCGACGTAGGACACATGGTACCACGCCGGAGGGAGGGCCGTCAAGGAGGTTACCCCTCCTGGAAATGGTCGCGGTCGTAGGTGATGTGCTCGTACGCCTTCTGCACGAGCGCCTTTTCACGGTCGATCGAGGTCAGGTTCTCGTAGTAAATCTTCAGCGCGTCGATCGTACCCTCGTTCGGGCTGCAGGATGGATCGGGGTCCAACCCAAAGATGATGTAGGACCACTGCACCGCCGTCTTGTACCCGATCCGGGCGTTGAGGATGAAATTCTCGGCCATCGACAACCGCTTGGCAAAGCTGGAGTTGATGGTTGCCTGGAATCCGGTCTGCGGCTGGACGGGCACGCGGTTGGGCGGGATCTCGGCCACGTGCTCGATGACCACCGGCTCGGGCTTCGCCTTGCCCTTGGCTTCGGCCACCGTCGCCCGTGTCTCACGCACGGACGGGGCGGGCGCGCCCTTGGCTGCCTTGTCCTCCAGTTCCTTGACGACCTCCCACGGGGCGGTGACGAGTTCGCGCAGGACGCCGATGGGTGCGGACTTCACGAGCGCGGGCGCGTTCTTAAACTTGTCCGCGATCTGCATGAGGTAGTGCGCCTCCTGCTTGGACTTGATCTCGGTCTTTTCCTGCCGCCAGCGCCCGAACTGGTTGTCATCGGTGATCAGTGCCCGTGCCTCCAGCAGGAGGCGCCCGACTTTCAGCTTAGCCTGCGCCACGCTGTTGACCGCATCGGTCACGATCTCGTTGATGTTGTCGCTGATATCGTTCAGCTTGGTCAGGCTCTCAGCCGGAACGCCGTCCCACCACTTGCCTTCGTTGGCATCCAATGGGGCGAGCGATCCTGCGGGGGTGGTCCCGACGTCGGGACCGGTCTTTTTCTTGGCCATGTTAAGCTCCGGGGTTGGGGATGTGAGTAACGATGAAAGTCACGGCGGCGCCGAGGACGAGGCCGATGGCAAACGTCCATGCGGCGGCTTCGTTGATGGCCTCATACACGTAGCCGAGGAGGATCTGCGCCCGCCGGTCACGCACGTTGCGGTCACCGGCTGCGACGGTGGTTGCCAGCTGGAAGTTGATGCGCTTCCAGTGGTGGTCCATTGGTGTCTTCACAGGTCCCTCGCTTGCCGGAGCGGCGCGTTCAGGAGGCGTGAAACGAGGCGCCACTGCTCGGCCAGTCTGGCGTCGGAGTAGTTGCACTCGATGTGGCTGGCCTTTTCGTGGGCGATGGCCCCAAGCATGGCGATGACGCCCTGCATGCTGTGTTTGTCGACGAGCGCCTCAAGCTCTTGGGCGAACTCGTCCTCAGGTCTGGTCTTGCGTAGTGGCATAACCGAATCTCCGTTGTGTGAGAGGGGCAGGGCGGAGTATAGCACGACTCCGCCCGGCCCGTCAAGTGGGTTACGTCGTCTGGATGACGACCTCGATCTCCAGCCGGTTGATCGTGTACACGACGTGCGTGAGCACGGGGCGGGGGCCGGTGCTTTCCGTGAGCACGTGCTCCTTGGTTGCCGTTGCGTTCCACTGGTCGAGCACGCCGATCGTGGGCGACCACTCCAGCGACCCGGTGAAATCTTGCGGGTCCATGTAGAAGGGCCGGAGGCCACGCCCGATCATGTCCTCGGTTGCCTTGGCCTTGGCGGAGCCAACATATCGGAAACCACCGATCATGGCCGTGCTGTGGTCGATGATTGCGCCCATCTCGTCAACAATGACGATGGAACGCAGCAGGGTGCAGACGTTGGTGATCATTAGCAATCTCCCGGGTCGGTGCCGTCAGGCGACGGCGGAATGATGGGCGTGTCGCAACCGCACCAGCTGGTGGGTTGGCTGCCGTCAGGGCAGGTGGTTGGGGACAGGGCGGCACAGCCGCCCAACCCAATAGAGAGGACCAGCAGGAGGGCGCGCATCAGGCACCCTCCCCCGGGACTTCGACGACGTGAAAATCGTAGCGGGCGCAGTCGTCCGGGTTATAGCTGTAGCGGGTCGCCACCATGAACCAAGCCCGGACCGTCGGCTCGATGTTGTACGACGTATCGATCATGCCAACGGTTGACCGGGTCAACGGGATCGTAACGACCAGCTCCTGCCGCTTCATGACCTGCCGGATGACCTCCTGCGCGGCCTCGAGGGTTGCCAGCGGGACCGGGTGGTACCAAGGACCGCAGGTCCCGGAGTGGGTGTAGCTTACGAGAAACATAACCTTGACCTCATCAGCGCCGGCAAACACCGGCGGACCATCGGGGGGCTTGCGCCCCCCTAGGTTTCGGTCTCAGGCTGCGGTGGCCTCCTCGACCTTGGCCGTACGGGCGGCCACGGCGCCCCGAGCGAGCTTCTTCAACTCGGGCAGGGTGGTGTCGCCGGCCTTGACGGCGGCCCGGATACGGTTGCCGGCGTTCATCCGCTTGCTCCCGGTGTTCAGCCGGTCGTACTTGGTCAGGAGCGTGCCGGCGGGCAACTCGCACACCCGCTCCGCGAGGGCGACCACGTCGAGCACCGCCAACCCAGAGAGGAAGGAGGCGACGTCGTCGCCGCAGGACAGGCTCTTGGCCCCGGTCGCGCTGACGCTGGCGACGTAGTTGGCACGGTACCGGGCGAGGGTTTCGGCCTGCCGGCGGACCGGCTTGGCCCCACCCGGCGCCGGGGCGGCCGGCTTCGTCTTGCCCTCGGCCTTCGGGGCCGGCTTGGTCGCGGGGGCCGGGGCGGCGACGGGGGCGGTCTGGTTCTTGCGCTTGCTCATTTGCGTTCTCCGTTGGTGTTTCTGGTTTCTCGGTTCTGGCCGGTGTTCGCCGGCCGTAGAGCGAAGTAGACCACGGGGCCGGGGGCGGTGTCAAGTACCTTGCACCGGCCTCCGACGAACGGTAGTGGACGGGCGACGAACGGTAGTGGGTTTCGGGCCGGGGCGCCGGGCCGCCGGGCCGGGTTTCCCCGGGGGGAGGTCCGGGCCGTCCGGGACAACCCAAGAAAGGGCGCAGCACCCGAGACGGACCGCCGTTGCGACTAACGGGAGGCCACGGGAGACGCGGGAGAGGGGGGTCCCTACCGGGGTACCGACCCTCCCCCCCGAGCGCCTCCCCGGCCGTCCCCGTGGCCCCCCGGGGCGCCGGACCACCGACCGACCCCCGGTCCGGTGCCGCGCTGCGGCAAAATACCCCCCCGGGGGGAGGGGGGGAGGTCCCCCCGGTCTACTGTACTCGAAGCCTGCGCCGAACCCCGGACGAGGAGGACGCGAGGACAAGCCAGAGGACGGGCACGGGCCCCGGTCCGACGCCGGGCCGTCCCTCCCGTCCTTCCCGTCCTTCTCTAGAGAAGAGAGAGGGAGAGAGACGGGGGAGGTACGGACGACACGACCCGGCGACCTCGCGTCCCGAAGGACGGGGGACGAGAAGGACGGCGCAAGGGGACGCCCCCTCTCTTGGGTTCGCGCACAGCGACGCCCGGCCGGGCTTGCGCCGGGCCGGGTTGTTGGCCGCTGGTCGGTCGTTACGCGAGCTTCGCGAGGCGCAGCCGGTGCTGCTCCAGCGCGTCGTACACGGAGCGCAGGACGGCGGCGGCTTCGGTTTCGAGCGCTTCGGCGTCGGCGTCCGTTGCCCCGGCCGGCAGGAGGTCTGCTGCGGAGCAAAGCTCCTCCCCGAGCGCTTCTTCGAAGCGGTCGAGCCAGTCGAGGGCGGCGGTGGCGGCTTTGTTGCTGTGCGGCACTGTCGTGTCTCCTGTGGGTGTTTGTTGCGTTGCGTCAAAAAGCCCCGAAGCCGGCGCCCCGGACGGCCGCCACGCGGGCGGCGGCCACGGCGGCCCGGGCGGCGGCAGCGGCAGCCGCCCAAGCCGGGGCGCAAAGCCGGGCGGAAAGCGAGAGGCCGCCCGGGGCGCCGGCGTTTTCTGCGGCCTCGGTGGCCTCCTCGGTGGCCTCGGCGGCCCGGCGGGCCGCGTCGGCGGCTGCGGCGGCGCTGGTCGCGGTGGCGGCTTCCTCGGCCGCGTCGGCGGCCCGGCGGGCGGCGTCGGCTGCCTGCTGCGCGGCGCCGTTGGCGTCGGCGGCTTCGTCGGCGCGTTCGGCGGCCCGGTCGTCGTCCGGCCGGGCGGCGGCCCGGGCGGCGGCCTTGCGGTCGGCGGCCTCGGCGGCCCGGGCGGCGGCGTCGGCTTCCTCCCGGGTGCGGGCGGCGGTGGTGCGCGCGTCGGTGGCGGTCGTGTTGCTGTGCGGCACGGGCGTTTCTCCTGTCGGTCCCCGGGGCGCCCGGGGCGGGCGGCCGGGGCGGCCCCGGCAAGAGCAAGGAAAACACGAAACGGGGGCCGGGCGCAAGCCCCCGCCGACGAACGGCACAAGACGGGCGACGAACGGCAACCGACAGAACCGGGGGCGCACGACGGGCGGGCGCAAACCCGCACACGGCGCACGCGCCCCCGCGACGCGCCGCAACGCAGCAACCCGGCCCGGGGCCGGGGGCCGCACACCACGAAACGCGGGCGGGCGCACGGGGGCGGGAACGACCAAAGCGCGCACGCGGGCGAGCGCAGGCACCCAGCACCCCCGGGCGAAAAGCCGGCGCCTCGCGGCTTTCCATCTCCTCCAACCGGGACCGATTCGGCCCCGAACCCTTATATACCGTCCGCCTCCGAACCCTTATACACTTGACGGCGACCCCCCGTCCGTGATACGATATCTCCCATGCTCGTATATGCGCTCACCCGCGTTCTTCCTCCGCTGACGTATACGGTCGCGGCCGAGGAATGTGGTTTAGAGGATCGCGAGTCCGTTTTGAATGCACGTCTTCTGGAGGTCGTCCGTGCCCGAGAAGCTACCTACCGGATCGGAGCCGATTACGAAAGAGTCGCTGCCCGGGGAATCGCTCACGCCACAGGAGCGAACATTCGCGTTCCGTTACCTGGTAGACTACAATCACTCTAATGCGGCCGAGGCGGCGGGTTACTCCCGCCATCGAGGTATCAACCTTCTGCGCGATCCCCGCATCCGAGAGTTTATTGGATTTCTCCAGGCAGACGTCGAGCGTACGTCCCTCATTTCGAAGGCGCTGGTTGAGCATGAAATCTTACATGTTGCCCTTCCCCGTGCCAAGGGTGACGAGGCTGTTTCTGAGTTCGTCCCCGGGATGGGTATTTCTGTTACTACCCAGCGGTACGACGCTTCGTCGCATCTTCGTATCATTGACATGATGGCGAAGCATTCCGGGTATATCGCCCCGCTCGGGAACGAGAAGAAGCGGCCCGTTATCATCAACTTCGATATGTCGGCGATGGTTGGTGAAACCAAGCAGGTCGGTGTCGTCATCGATGGAGAGTTAGATGATAACGCTGCCTAACCAGTGGTCCGCCCGCGATTACCAGCGCCCGTTCTTCCACTACATGTTGAAGGACGGGATGGACCGTAAGCGGGCGGCTCTGGTCTGGCATCGCCGCTCCGGCAAGGACTCCAGCGCACTAAACCTCGCGGCTGTGGCTTCCCAGCTGCGGGTCGGCACGATCTGGCACATGCTCCCGACTCTGAATCAGGGCCGTCGCGTCATTTGGGATGGCATTGATCGTGATGGCCGGCGGATGATTGATCAGGCTTTCCCGCCTGAAATCCGCGCCAAGGAACCCAACGATTCGGAGATGAAGATAAACCTCGCCAACGGGTCTATCTATCAGATCGTCGGGTCTGACAACTACGACCGACTCGTCGGCACCAACCCTGTCGGCGTAGTTTTCTCTGAGTACTCGGTTGCCGACCCGGCGGCCTGGGATTACCTCCGGCCGATCCTAGCAGAAAACGGCGGCTGGGCCATCTTCATTTACACTCCTCGTGGTAAGAATCATGGGTATCACCTGTCGGAAATGGCTCGGAATAATCCGAACTGGTTTTACTCTCTTCTTACTGTGGATGATACTAAACGCCATGACGGTACTCCAGTCATTGGCCCGGAGATTATTGAAGAAGAGCGCCGCTCGGGAATGGCGCCAGAGAAAATCCAGCAGGAGTACTACTGCTCGTTCGAAATCGGCCTAGAGGGGTCGTATTACACGGACGAGATCAAGCTCGCAGAAACCCAGGGCAGGATCGGTCACTTCCCCCACGATCCCTCGCGCCCGTGTCAGTCATGGTGGGATATCGGTGTCCGCGATGCTAATTCCATCATTATCACACAGCGTAACTCCTATGGGAAGCCTGACATTATCGACTACTTCGAAGAGCGAAACAAGGGTGTTGACTACTGGGCTAGGGAACTTAAAAATACCGACTACATCTTCGATGAGCACTATGGTCCCCACGACCTTGAACAGAGGGAGTGGAGTTCCGCAAAGACAAGGCGGGAAATTGCGGCTTCGCTTGGTGTATCTTTCGAACTTATCCCGAATATCAGCATCGCGGACGGGATAGACGCCACCCGCCGCATGCTCCGGGTCGCCCGGTTCAACAAACCCGCGACCGAGAAGCTCATCTCCGCCCTGCGCTCCTATCGTCGCAAGTTCGACGAGAAGAATAACGTTTTCAGCGACCGACCGGTCCACGATTGGGCATCGCACGCCGCCGACGCGATGCGCTACCTATCATTGGGTTGGGTTGATACCGGGACCGATTCCCGGATTCCTACCACCGATCGGCGTGTCATCAAATCCTATGGCGTCAAGCGGACGTCTGGCCTGATTCTTGGAGGTCGTCGGGTAATCCGATCGATGAGAAATGGAACCTAAGTCAATTCGCACCCGCTACAATTCTCTCAAGCAGCAACGTAGTGGTATCGAGTCCGTATGGGATCTCGTCAATAGGTATGTGTTCCCCTACCGGGGTGACATTTACGGCAATACCAGTGCCGATGAAAATGCCGTAGACTGGCGGGCTAACCGGCAGATCTTCGACTCCACGGCGGTAAATGCTGCCAACATCCTTGCCTCGTCGATGCACAGTTCCCTCACTTCGTCGGCTTACCGCTGGTTCGAATTGATGTTTCGTAACCCGAACATTAACAAGGATCAGGAAGCCCGGAAGTGGCTACAGGATGCGTCCAGTAAGTGTCATCTTGCCTTACAGGACTCCAATTTCGATCTTGAGAGCAATGAACTGTACCTCGATCTGACTGGGTACGGGTCCGGATTCATTGTCGAGGAAGAAATCGCTGATAGCAATAACCGCTATCGTGAGTTATCCTTCGAATGCGTGCCTGTCGATGACTGCGTAGCCGAGCTTGACCATCGCGGCCGGATCGAGATTTTCTATCGCCGCTATTTCTGGACTCCGCTCCAGATCATCACCAAGTTTGGCGATGATAAGGTCCCACAAAAGATCAAGGACCTACATGAGAAAGATCCTGTCAGTAGTGACAAGATCGAAGTCATCATGTGTGTTTATCCGCGACCTAACAAGGCCAAGAACAAGAATTCTTTCAAGAAGCTCGCACCCAAGAATCGCCCGTACGGTGTCAAGTACGTGATGCAGGAAACCGGTGAGCAAATGGGCGATGAGCACGGCTACTACGAGATGCCGGCCTTCATGCCCCGCTGGCGCCGCACCAGCAAGTCAATGTGGGGTCATAGCCCGGCCATGGTCGCCATGCCGGATATCCTGACCCTTAATCAGCTGGTTGAGATGACTCTCACTGCCGCTGATAAGGCTATCGACCCCGTCACCAAGGTGACTGAGCGTGGCCTCCTTTCCGATCTCGATATGTCGGGCGATAGGGTCGTGGTTGTGAGGTCGATGGACGATATTGGCACCCATGAGTCTGCTGCTCGTTTCGACGTGTCTGAGCTACAGAAGGCGGGTCTGCAGGAATCGATCAACAAGATTTTTTACGTTGATCAGCTGCAGCTTAAAGACTCGCCCCAAATGTCGGCCACTGAGTCGAACATCCGCTACGAGTTGATGCAGCGTTTGCTCGGCCCAACGGCCGGTCGGCTTCGTTCAGATTACCTAGATCCAATGGTCCAGCGAACCTTTAATATCCTGCTCCGTGCTGGGGTGATCCCGCCCCCGCCCGCGATCGCGGCGTCCGAGGATGCTGATAATGAGTTGGATATCGTTTACACTGGCCCGCTTATTCGTGCCCAGCGTACTGATCTGGTCATGGGTGTCAGCCGCTGGGTCGCTACGCTCAGTGAGCTTTCTCAGGTTGAGCCTTCCGTTCTCGATGTTCCGAACTTCGATAACATTGCGACTGAACTCGCGATTCTGGAGGGTGTGCCTGCGACGATGCTTAATTCTGAGAAGGAGATCACTACGCGCCGTAAGGGCCGTAAGCAGATGGAGAGTCAGATGGCCCAGGCCCAGCTTGCTGAGCAGATGGGCAAGGGCGCCAAGGCGGTCGGGGAGGCCGCAGCAGTTACACCACCACAGCAAGGGGAAATGAGTGAAAGCCCAGATACCGCAGAAGTTGCTTGATAAATCGATACGGGCCAGGAAGGTATTCACTACACCTGACGGTCAGAAGATGCTTGAGGTTTTACACCAAGAGTTCAATGGACCCAATCTGTACGTAGAAGACAGTGATAGAACCGAGTTCAATCTCGGCAGACGCGATGTAGTAATGTACATCGAACAACTTATTAACCTCGCAAAGGAGAGCACGAAATGAGCTGGAAAGATTCACTGCCGCCGGAACTCAAGGAGGCCCCGGCCCTCAAGGACGTTGCTGATGTTAACTCGTTGGCCAAGCAGTTCGTGGACCAGCAGAGCTTCCTTGGCACGTCGCTCCGTATCCCGGGCAAGGATGCTTCGGACAAGGACCGGCAGGAGTTCAATACTAAGCTTCGTGAGAAGGTGCCCGGTCTGATCCCTGCCCCGAACTTCGATGACGAAAACAGCGTCAAAGAGTTCAATAAGACCATCGGCGTGCCCGATGATCCTAAGGGTTATAAGGTTCCTGAGAAGTACAAGGACTTCGATGACCTTTCGGACGTCACGGCTTACGCCCATGAGGCCGGCATGACTCAGCGTCAGTTCGAAAAGTTTGTTTCGAAGCTTGCTGACAAGGTTATGACCGGCCGCGATGATGCCAAGGCCAAGCTGTCGGAGGAGCACAAGGAGCTCCAGAAGGAGTGGGGGTCCGCGTTTGAGGACAAGAAGAAGAACATCGAGGTCTTCCTCAAGTCCAACGACGCTCCCGAGGACCTTGTCGAGGCTTTCTCGACGGACAGCCTACCCAAGTCGACCATGATGTGGCTCGATTCGCTGGTTACTCAGATCGGTGGCGAGCACAATCAGGATCGTGGTGATGGGTCGCCCGGCAAGCTGACCCCGGCCCAGGCTCAGTCCGCCATCGACGAGATCCTCGGGAACCGTGACCATGCCTACTGGAACAAGGAGGCGCCCGGCCACGAATCCGCGAAGAAGCGGATGTTGGAACTCACCGCGCTCGTCGTCGATTGAGATACTTGACGGCGGGGTGTCTCTCGTGTTCTAATTCCCCATGAAGGTACGGCGGCCGGGTAGCTCTAATCAGGGTCCGGCCGCCGCCTCCGGCTGGCGGCACCGTAACCGCAAGCAAGGGGTCCGGGAACGACCGGGTAGCTCCGAGCGATAGTTTTAAACCATTGTTCAGGAGCTAAGATCGTGGTAAACACGGTTTCCAAAGTCTTCGTAAAGACGTACGAGAACATCGTTCGTCACTACGCCCAGCAGACTGTCGCCCGCCTCCGTCCGTTCGTGATGGAGAAGGGCAACGGCGCCGATGACCATAACTGGGAGCGCGTCGGTACCGTCAACCCGTCGACCAAGTCGGCCGCCGGTACGGTTTCCCGAGCCGTTGCTACCCCCGTGACCGATACGCCGTTCTCGCGGCGTGTGTCCCAGCCCACGGTGTTCCACGTTGGTGACCTGCTTGAGCAGGAAGACCCGACGCGAACGCTCATCGATCCTAATTCCGCTATCGGTATGGCCCAGGGCTACGCCATGCGGCGCGGTGTCGATGATCGCATCATCGCGGCTGCTACCGGTACTGCCCTCGACGGTGACGGCAATGCCAATGCCGTGCCCGCTGGTCAGATCCTCGGTGACTACGGCGCCACCGCCCTTATGTCCTTCGATCTCGTCACTGCCGTGACCGAGAAGTTTATGTCGAAGGACATTGATCCCGACGAGCCGAAGGTGTTCGTTATCGGTCCGACGCAGGCGCGCAAGCTCCTGCAGATTGCCGAGGCCACGAACGCCGATTTCAACGCTCTTCGCCCGCTGCAGGCTCGCGGTTACGTTGATAACTGGATGGGCTATTCGTGGGTCGTCTCGACCCGCCTCCTTGCTGGTGGCGGTGCCGGTACGATTGATTGCTTCGCCATGACACGGCGTGCGATCGGTCTGCAGGTCAATCGAGATATCTGGACCCGGGTGGCCGAAGATCCGACTGTGAGCTTTGCGTGGCGTATTTACGCCGCTGCCGAGATGGGCGCCGTCCGCGTCGAGGACGAGCACCTCGTCTGGCTTAAGCTCAAGAACTCCCTGACGTAAGGGGTGTGCGGGGTTGGACCGGTCCCGACGTCGGGACCGGTCCCTTTTTCAGGAGAGATACATGTACAAATCAGGCCCGAACTTCGTCGAAATCAACGAGATTCATAAGCTTGCCGGTGATGGCATGCCGCCGGAGGAGATCTCGGCCAAGCTCCAGATCGAGCTTACCGCCATCAAGCTCCACCTTGGGGTCAAGGATGATCCGCCTCCGGAGCCGCCACAGCCTGAGACGGTGCAGCCGCCTCCGGTCGAAAAGTCCAAGAAGGGTTAAATCATGTCCCTAGCCGATGCCCGTTTCCAGGCCCTGCGTGCCCTCGGTTACACGGGTTCGGCTAGGGATATGTTGTTTGAGTGGCTCGGGGACAACGGTGGCGTCGGCGGCACGGTAATCGACCGCTGGTACACCTATTTGGTTTCTGAGGGGTACGGACCACGGGCCGTACCCGATATGCGGGAAAAGCAGCTCCGCGACCTCGGGTATACCGGGGCGCTATCCGACATGGAGCTTGCCTTCTGGACCAATATGGTCGCGCCGCACAATTACGTAACCTTTGATGGCATTAATGATTACCTAGTTCGTTCGTCGGCGCTGACTGGTGTCGTGGCCAGTGGGTTCTTCACTATCGCATCGAAGTTTAGGCTAGACAACATCACCGGCGATAAGGTAATTTTCCAGACTCCCAGTATCCCGTTCAGGTTTGGCCTGACTGTTGTTGGTGATGATTTGACATTCACCAGCATGGATGCGTCGTTCGCTTTTGGTACCAATGGCCCCACCGTTCTTTATGGTACGCTTGCCGCAGCCACGGATTACACAGTCCACGTGGGCTGGCGTTCGGTTGCTGGCCAGATGGCTTTGATTGCCTATCTTAATGGCGTGGCACTTGGTCCGTTTTCTAGCCCCGGCAATTTCTACGGCACTGGCGGCAACATTGATATTGCCGGCCCCACGCTTTGGCATATCGGTGCCGGTGCTGCTGGGGCTAATAAGTTCAAGGGCCAGATCGGTTTCGTGTGGATGGCGGCGGGTACGACCGCTGACAAATATATCACCGACCCTGATAAGTTTTACAAGGGCGGGGACGTCAATCTCGCTAATGTCGGCACTTCGCCATTGGTTTACTTCGGCGGTCAGCAGAGGGCCAACGACCTCAACGGTGATGGGGCCAAGGGCTGGAATGACGGGTTCAATCAAGGCACCGGTGGTAACTTCGTGATGCAGGAAGAAGTCGCATGAGTGTAACAGACCGCGATGACTTCTTTAATCACGTACTGATTTTAGAGAACAGTAGCGAGGCCGGCAGCGCTGCCGTGTCCTCATATTTTCGTGCCCAGTATGCCATCCCGGCCGCTAACGTTCAATCGTTCGCCATGGGCACGAACCCGGAAGTATGGGCTTACAGTGCCAATCGGTATGCGGATTTTTGGGAGCCACTATACGAGAAGTTCCAGGACATTAACGGCCAGATGATTCTGGCGTCAAGTCATGTGCCACTGTTCTCTGGTTGTCGCACTATTGTTGGTGGTGTCGATGGTCGTTTCCCTCTGCCTGATGGGTTGGCATACCTTAAGCAGATTATCGAGGATGGTTATGATCCAAAAAGCGGTGTCGGCGCTTCAGGTTCTTGGCAGCCGTTTAGGGGTATCGATGGTACTTACCCCTTTGAAAATTCTCTGGAGACGAATACGACTACTTCGCCTTATCTTGATCGATCTGCGCCTCAAGCGTGGCGAGATGGAAAGGTAGCAGTCGGGTCCGCCCATGATGAATCGTTTCAATACTTCTTCCGCCCGGTAGCTAACTTCGATCGTGATTATTCACGGTTCAATTTGATCCCGGTCGGGAGGATTGGTTATTTCCTATTAGGCGGCACCAGCTTCCCATCTTGGATGGTGGACCGTGCTTATTCACTTATTTCCAGATCTATTCGCGGTCGGGTAACCTTGGATCAAGCAAGGTCTAAGCCCATCATTCTTGGTATCGGTAGTTACGGCGCCCCCCAGTATAATAGTAGGAATAACCCGGCCCGCGCCGCTGCTATGTACCAGCTTCTACTATCCAGGGGGTTCACCAATGTGGAGTATTTCTACGATACATTCGGTGATCCTCTTGCCGATTATCTCGCGCCGGTAGATGGTGCTCATTTCACGGTCGATGATATTGAACAAGAGGGGTTCAGTAAAGAGTTTTGGGGTGCATTCGGCCCTGCATTCCAGAATAATGACTTTGCATGGTATCCAAAGTTCCCGTCACAGCTTGGCGGGTTTTGTTATGTGGGAGCCTCTAATGATGACTCTTACACGAGATATTTTCAGGATGTAGCGAACTTTTCCACTGGCATCGGATCTCGTAATCATAACACCGCTCTCGGTACACCTGTACATTATGACATTTTAGAGATGATCCTGAACGGGTATACAATGGCCGAAGCGACTTTTTGGGCCGGCATGACCTATGGTTACGGTTGTGCTGTCGGTGACCCTCTTTATACACCGATTGTCGTCTAATGCGTACCACACCGATCCAAAATTCTTTTAGCTCTGGCGAGATTTCGCAGCGTGTCCGTGGTCTTACTGACACGGACATGTACAAGTCTGCTGTCAAGCTTATGCGGAATATGATGCCTCTTCCACAGGGATCGGCCCGTGGTCGTAACCCGTTCATGTTCCGTGACTTCGCTGATTCTAGGAATGCGCGTTCCCGGCTGTTCACGTTTGTTAATGATGTTAACGATGATATCATCGTCGAGGTCGGGGACTCGATGGTGATTGTTCGTAACCAATTTGGCAAGGTCCAGCAGGGCGCTATTTCCGATATCCTTACCGATGGGAATTTCCGGCAGCGCCTTGCCACTTGGTCAATCGATTTTTACAGCATCAGCACTGATGAATATGGTCCCAGGATCAATATCCCAGGGTCTGATTTTCCTGCGAGATCGACCTTCGATCCACCGCTCCCAAGTGAAACCCCGTTTCTAGTATTCTTCACTGGCAAGGACTACAACCCGGACGATGCATTCGGCACTGACAGTGTAAGTTTGATGTTCAGTACCGAAGCCAAGAATTATCTTGAAAATGGGGTTTCCAAAGTCGTCAGAATCAGGGAAACTCTTTCCACGTCCACGATTGTGTCTACTCCGTCTCCGGGGAAGCCACACAGGCTGCGCGGATCCGTTGTTCTAACCACCGAGACGGGTTTTACTGGTGAGTTCGATGACCTTTCGTTGAAGATCAAGGTCGGTCCCACTCTTCATAGTAATTCTTATTATGAGGCAGTGGTCCCGATCACTAGGCGTGATGATATGGTTACCATCGATGTAACATTCACCCCACCATCGGATGAATTTTACATTGAGATTCACGCGGATATCAACCCCGCCAGTAGCAGGAATTACAAGGGATGGACGAAGGCGTCTGGCATCAATAACATTCCCCCGTTCAACCTTATGACCGTTAGGACCTTGTCATTGGAAACGGAGGTCCCGGGTCCTCCTAGCTCTCTGGAGCCGGTTGAGTTCCTTTCACCATGGCAGGCTTCTAAACTCAGTGGCATCAAGTATGCCATGGACAGCGCCGAGCGTGAGCTTTGGTTTTTCCACCCTGAGGTCGAACCGCATCGCCTGAAAGTGGAAGGTGTCGGTTGGACATTTAAGAAGATCTCTGACATTGTTGACTATAAGCAGCCGGCCCCCGGGATATGGGGCGCCGGGTGGCCATCTTGTGGCTGCTTCCATGAGAGTCGCCTGTGGTTGGGCGGCGCCCCCGGGTCGAAGTCGACCGTAGTTGCGTCCCGTGTAGGTGTATACTCGGACTTTGACACTACGAGTGTGGACGACGCGGCCGATCCCTTAAACTTCCCGCTAACGGCTCCGGGTGGTATCAAGTGGATCGAGTCCAATCAGGCGCTTATCATCGGGACTGATCGTTGTGAGGTCGTTGGTTCCGGGTCCCGTGGTCCCATTACCTTCGACGACTTCAACTTCAAGATCAATACTTATTGGGGTTCGGCTGATATCCAGGCTGCGTTGGTCGGCAGGCAGATTGTGTATGTATCTCCGTCCAAGGATCGGGTGCGTACGATCTCACTTATGGGCAATGATTCAGGGTGGGATGGTATCGAGCTTTCGATCCTTAACCCAGATATCTTCGATAGTAAGATCCAGGAGGTGCACTTTGCTGGCAACCCCGGGTACCAGCTTCTATGTGTGATGGGCAATGGCACGATCTGCGGTTCCACCTATCTATATAATGAGAACAAGGTCGGCTGGTACCGGGTCGAGACGCGGGGCGCCGTCTTGTCCGCCACCCCAGCCCGCACTTCTGATGGTGATGAGTTGTGGGTTGTCGTTAACCGGCAGGGCATCAAGACTATCGAATCGTACAAGTTTAGCACATTCGATAAGTTTGCCCTCGATCGATATGTCAAGAAGCAGGTTACCGAATCTGGCCTGATTGAGGGCTTGCCGTACATTGATGGCTCCGCCGTATCGGTGGTCCTCACTGGCAAGGACCCGGTCACTCAGGGCACCTATTACCAGCTCCACCCCAGTATGGTCGTCGAGGGCGGGTCGATTCAGCTTGAGGGGTTCGCGTCGGGGTCTGTCGCCTATATTGGAATTCCTTACGAGCAGAGGATCATCTCGCTCAAGCCGGAAGGTGTGACGCCCCGTGGTAGCTCTCAGCAGGCCACCATGAAGTGGAACAAGGTCTTTCTCAGACTGAATGATTCTTCTGTGCCGAAGATCAATGGCAAATCTATCGCGGACCGGTCGGCTGAAACGCCGATGGATACCAGCGAGCCATTTGTGACCGCCGACGTTAACATTACTCCCGTGGGCTGGGGTGATGGTGAACTGGATATTTTTCAACCAATGCCGCTGATTGTCGAAATATCTGGCATCTTCGGCCGTCTCGGAGCCAATGAAGGGTCATGAGCACCTCAATCGTAAGAATCTGCAACATTGCCTTGTCGTGGCTGGCTGCCGGCAGCATCACCTCATTGGACGACGATAATAGTCTGGCAGAGCTTTGCAAGTCGAATTTTGATGATGCCAGAGATTGTGTTCTGGAGGCCGCCGACTGGTCGTTCGCCATGGTCACTGAGCCTTATACTGAGGCCACTGACGACCCATCTGGTTACAACAGGTTTGTTTTGAAGTCTAATGTGATCCGGGTGTCGGACGTGCGCACACTCCACGGTGGCGAAACCGATTGGGAGCAAGCCAACACCGGGCTTCTAGTCAATACCAAGCCCGTGATGGTCAGGGCGGTTACGCGGGTAATCAACCCCGCTTTGTTCAGCCCACTCTTCACTCAGGCTCTTGCCGCCAGACTTGCAGCCACCATCTGTACTGGACTGACTGAAAGCCAGACTCTTGACTCAAAGATGTGGGACAGGTACTACGGGTTCATTGCCGATGCCAAGGCCATCGACGGGCGCAAGGCTTCGCGGCTAAGATTCCAGCCCGGCAGGCTGGTGAAGGCTAGGAGATTCTAATGGTTTGGGGAGCAGTCATCGCTGGCGGGCTTTCATTGGCTGCCGGGGCGTTCGGTGCTTCGGGTTCCAAGAAGGCTGCCAAGAAACAAGCTAAGCTGGATCAGGCCGAAGCCAGAGAGGTAATGCGCCGCCGCAAGCAGGACTTCAATGCCGAGATCGGCATGACCCGTACTATGATCGGCGCTTCTGGTGTACGTAACAACGTCCGTGGATCGACACCACAGAAATATGTAGACGAAATGACTAAACAGTACATGGAAGAAATGCGATGGATGAAGAATTGGGGGGCTAGCCTGTATAAGGCAGGTAACGACACCGCCAAATCTCAGTTTAACGCCGGCCTGCTGAATGCCGCTTCCAATGCGTTTAGCGCCGCTGCCGCTTGGTGGAAGTAATGAAACTACCAGCCATCAATTACACGCGGGCCGTACAGCCGCTGGCCACTGAAAGTCCTCAGTCGGCCGGCGCTGTGGGCGCGGCTGCGCAGAACTTTGTCAACACGCTGAACCAAGGCGCCATCCTTGCTCGCGATGTGATGGATGAGGCTGATTTCACCCAGGCGTTCAGTAATGCGGCTCAGAGCCTGTCGGCCCTTGAGTCCAAGCTGACCACCAGTCTGAGCGTGGACCCGGAGGAAATCCCGGAAGGCGTCGACTTCAACAGGTATGCTACCATCGTCAAACCCGACGGTACCAGTGCAGAGGAACTCCGGCCTCGTGTGTTCACACATGAGGTAGCCGGAGCTTGGTGGGACCGTCAATCGAAGTCGATCATCGATGAAGCGGTCAATGGGGTGCGCAATCCCCGGATGAGAGACAGGCTGAGGTTACAGCTTGAGACCCGGTACGGGGCACCGGGCACGGCTGCTGTCGCTACTACGCAAATCAATAGGGCCATTGCATATGGCAAGGCAAGCACGGACGCTGCAATCGAAAGTGCTATTGCGGGTGGTGACGAGAAGAGTGCTCTCGAAGCTCTTAACCGATCAGTTATTCTGGGTGTTTATGACCCGGAAAAGGCTCAGGAACGAGCAACTTACATTGCGAGCCAAGTCGATAAGCGCGGGTACATGATCCGCATGTATAAGGCGGAGAATGAGGGTGAGCTTGATGCGGTTCGGGAGTCTATCCTGCTCGACCCCAATCGCATGACGGACACCGACCGTCGCGCTCTATTGGATGATCTCAATGATTATTCGTCGAGAATGAACCGCGACGAACAGGAGCGGTTCGATAATGGCAATGCCCTACTGACGGAAAAGTATATCCGTGGCACATTAACCAACGACGAGATCATCGCCGCCATCCGCAATAGAGATATTGATCCTGACCGGGGCGGGTCATTGGCTGAGATGGTTCGTCAGCGCCGCCTACAGGAACTGGCTGACGCTCGGATCAAGGACCCGCGCCAGTCTAAGGAGGCGTTCTCTCAGATTGCGCGGTCTATTCTTATGATCCGCAATCCTTATCTGTTTAATCAGAACTCGTCTACCGTCAGGGGCATGGCTGAAACCGCCCGCACTGCGGTGATGCGGCAACTGGCGAATGGGGTCATCGACGGCGAGACGGCGATCAAGGCCATGGACCTGATTGACAAGTCAGAGAAGGCGCCGGCCGAAGACCCCCTGTTCAGGGCCGCCGTTGATCGTCTGAGGGCAACGACCCAGGTGTCTCTTGGGTTGGATGGTACGCTTGAGGGTAACGAGGATTCCAAGCGTGCGTACTCCGACGGACTGCGGGCGATGCTCATTCAGCAGCAGACGTATCCCGGGACCGACTGGATCAAGTGGGCTGATCGCAACCTCCCGAACTACGACCCCAAGGGGTATAGCAGTCGGAAGTTCGTCAGGCTCAGCACCACCTACCCCGAGGTTGATCGCTTTATCACCAAGGACAATGGCAAGATCACCGAAAAGTCCCAGCTCGATTATGATGCCCTCATCATTGATCTGGCCACCGGGGTGAAGAGTGGTAAGATCACCCCGTCCCGAGCGCTTGAAATTAAGCGGGAAGCCCAGTTTACTGACAGACCGGCCACCATTCCGGTCGAGGACCTCATGCCCGATCCGGATAATGTCCTGTTTGAAATCATGTCGGAACCGGTGAATTAAGATGGACGAACTTGAAAGAGCCTTGCTTGAGATCGAGGATGGCGGTGTCAAGGCCAATGAAAAGCTTGACACTAATACCGATCCTACCGGTGGTCTTGCCCGTTGGAAGGAGTCCGTAGGCAATACGGATATCCCGGACGACGAACTGCGCAACACTTACACCGAGGCCGCCAAGCTCGCCAACAGCCCGATCGAGGTCCCCAAGCACAAAGGCTGGGAACCGACGCCGGACGCCAAGCGCATGCGGACGGACGAACTTCATCTTATGCCGGAGTTCGTCAACGCATCGAAGACCTGGTATAAGGGGATGTTTAACCGGGAATGGGAGGGCACCGACGAGGAACTCGCCAAGCTCGCCCGCAAGCAAATGTCCATGTTCAACTGGAGCGTGACCGCCGCGCTCGCCGCCAGTAAACATGCACAGATGACGGCACCGAGTAACCCGGAGTATCCGCAGGCATTGCTCGATATGCTTGCCATCTATGATTGGGCGGAGAGCGGGGACGGCGACTTCGGTAATGCCGTGTCTTCCATCCTGTTCGATCCTGTCACGTATGCCACCGGTGGTGTTAGCGCTGTCGGCGGCGCCGCCCTTGGTAAGAAGCTGGGTGGGGCCATCCTCAAGAAGGAACTCACTACGGCCCTCAAGGCCGGGACGGTTAGTGGTGCTGCCGGCGGTGGTGAGGCAGCTGTCCAGGGCGGTGCTCAGGAGTTTGCCCAGCAGCGGACTGAGATTGCCGCTGGTGCCCGCGAGGATTACGACTCGGCTTCAATCGCCGGGCAGGCCGCCCTTTCCGGCACTATTGGGTTGGCTGGTGGTTTTGGCCTTGGATACGGGGCTGGTAAGCTTGCCGATGTTTTGCGCACGCGGCTGGGTGCCGATCCGCCCCCGGCCCGTAAGCCAAATGAGCCGGGCGCCCCCGAACCTTCCGATGGCACTCCCCCGCCGTCGAGTCAGAAGGCGGCGCCCCCTTCCCCCGGCGACGAGGGGGTGCCTGGCACCAAAATCGATGGTAGTCCCGACGTCGGGACCGGTGATAGGTGGCCAACTGGCGAACCTGTTGAGTATAACTACGAAGGCGATGCCTTTAAACCAAGGCCCAAACTTGAATATTCCGACACCCCGGAAAAGAAGTATATTCGGTTTGGCGATGTGCCCGAGGACGGCAGGTCTGAGGTTGGCGCACTTACTAATACCTTTAGCACCAGACTTCCCGGTACCAAGGAGAAGGGCACCAGCGTATACCCGGTCGAGTATGATGAAGCCACGAATCGTTGGGTTATTAAACTTGACGAGGTCGAGGATAGTGGCATTGCGTCACTTGATGAACTGACCTTCGATCAGCGGGAAGTCACGTCTTTGGGGCCGAATAACAATAGGCGCCCGATCTGGCTGATGACCGGCGACGAGGTTAATGACCTTGGTACAGATGGTGAGCCGCTGTTAAAGCCGGGCACCGCTAGAAAACTCGCGCAACTTAAGCCCAACGATCTGTTCGCTGAGAAGTATTGGGACCCCGTCGATCAAATGGATCGAACCAATTCCCCATCGGCGTTTGATCCGACCCGCAAGAAGGGGATGACTGAGGCAGATGAAGTTCTCAAGAAGATTGACGAGGTCAATGTTGAAGAGCCTCCGAAAGCCTTTGCCGAAGTTCAGGAAGCCCGGGGCACCATGCGGGGTACCAGCGTCCTTTGGAACGACAAGGAGTGGGAGGTCATCGGTAAGCAGCCTCGTGGTGGCTGGCTCCAGATCCGAGCCGCCGATGGGGAAGAAGCCAACGTACGATTTAATCAGGTCGTTGTTACTGCCCTCGCTGAGGAGATGAGGTCGGGTAAGACCAACCTTAAGTTCTTCGACGACCCGGACACCCGGGAGATTATGCGGCTCCTGCGTGAGGTCGAGGGCGGGGCGCCCGAGCACCAACGTATCCCGCATGCGGTTACGATCGACGAAGCCAAGAAACTGTTGGATTTGGGCGTTGACGTCGTGGCCAAGGGTCGGGAAACACGCTGGACCCCGTCCGAGCTTGCCGCCCTTACCAAGACCTATGAGCGACAGGCTAAGGTTCTGAGTAAGTATGCCCGTAATCTCAACGAACGGGCGAAGTCCGGTGAAGGTATTGGCGATGCTGAATATGCACTGTTTAATCAGGTTCTTTCTCGGTTCGTCGCGACCCGAGATCTGTTTGAAGGTGTCATCAGTGATGCTGGCCGGCTGCTTAATGCTGTCGGCATCAAGCCGTGGGACGATGAGTGGTCGGCCGCTAAGGCCATCGCTTCATTGGTCGACTCCCAGGGCGGCCCTACCAACACCCGCCGGCTGATCGAGACGATCGCTGAGGTTGACCCAGCTGACGTGGCCAAGCTGACCCGTGTGACGAAGAACACATTCGGCGCCAAGGTCGGGTCGTTCATTGTCAATGCCCGTTACCAGCTGATGCTGTCCAGTATTCGTACCCACGTCGCTAACGTGGCCGGTTCTGGTGGCGCTGGTGTTTGGGACTTTTACATCCAGAAGCCAACGCAGATCTTCCTTAACAACTCCGAGTATTTCCTTCGGAAAGCGATCAACGGGGTGACCTTTAGCCAGATGGTCAAGGAGATGACACCGGAAGAGCGCATGTCTTGGCGTGCGTACGGGTCGTCCATCCGGGCCATGTTCAATGCCACGGCCGATAGCATCCAGCTGGCCAAGCGGATTGCTGCTGGGCAGGACCTTGGCGAAGGCAAGGTGTGGAATGAGCTTGGTCTGCGCTACCACGTGACGTCGGTGCCTAATAGCCGACTTGGGAAGGCGGCGACGCTCCCGGTCCGGCTGCTTGAGGCCGAGGACGGATTCTTCCGTAATCAGTATTACACTGCCAAGATGCATGAGATGGCAGCCAATAGGGCAGCGGCCGAGGAAGCCGCGACCGGGGCCGACTACGCTACTGCCTACAAGCATTGGCTTGAGAACCCGGACAAGATCATGACCCGGACGGCGACCGAGGAAGCCGCCCGCATGACCTTCACCAGCGACCCCTCGATCTATGGTGGAATTTTCAAGTCGCTTGCTGATCTCGGCCAGAAGATTCAGCAGTCGGGCTGGTTTGGCGCCGCCCTCGTTCCGTTCGTCCGTACGCCGGCTAACCTTATGGGGTATGCCTTCCGTCAGACCGGTCTACTGGATGCTATCTACTTTGGCAAGACATATGACAAGCTGATGAAGGGTACGGCGGCCGAACGGTCCGAAACCATGGCCCGTATCACCATTGCCGCTGGCATGTGGTATATGGTCAATCAGCTGTACGATGACCAGATTATCACCGGTGAGGGGTCGCCCAAGCCCGAGACGAGGAAATCGATGGAAGCCGCTGGGTGGCAGTCGAACTCCGTCAAGATCGGGGACACTTACTACAGCCTCAGCCGACTCGACCCAATGGGCACTGCCCTCAACATCATTGCTACTGGCATCGAGTTCGCTAAGGGTGTAAAGTCTCAGGTCGAACGGGATAATATCCTGATCGCGTCGGTGCTGACCGTCACCCACATGCTGGAGGACAGGGCTTGGCTGTCCACGGTCGGAGATCTCATGACTGCTATCCGTGAGAACAACCCCAAGCAGGCGCTATACATGCTATCCAGTACGGCCACCTCCTATGCCACCCCGGGCATTGCCCGTGATATTAGGGAGTTCACTGATTCTGAATACCGGGCGATGGAGGCGCGCTCGCTATGGGGCCGGGTAACGAAGCAGCTATACAACGCCTTCCCCGGGCTGTCGGAAAAGTTGCCCGCTCAGATTACTTGGGATGGGTCCGTGATGACCAATGATGCCGGCCCGGTCTGGCGTGCGATGGTTCCGATCAAGGTTAAAGATGATAAGATCGATCCCGCTGCAGCTGCCATCGCTAATGCCCGGGTCGGACTCACCAAGCCGTCTTACCTCGTCGACCACGGTAACGGTCAGATCGACACTCTTGCCATGGATGGCGATCAAGGTTTTGTCTATCAACAGTACCAGATCTTCGTAGGCAAGGCCAGACGGGCAGCGGTCGAACAGGCTCTTGAAACGAAGGCGTATAAGGAAGCCGCAGCCAATGACCAGATCGGGCCGGGCAGCCGGGGCGATCTGGTAATCCAGACAGCGATGGCCATGGGCACCCGTATGGGTAAGGGCCAGTTTATCAAGTGGGTAGCCGATCGTGATGAATTTGAGGCACCCAACGGTACCAAGATCAAAATCGAGCATCAGTTCGATAAGTCCCAGTACAAGTCAATTTTGAAGTCTATCATGTCCGGGGAAATGGACGAGGAGACTCTTGCCACCACCCCGCAGTACAAGTCCGAAGTTGCAACCAGTCCATCACCGAGGTTTAACTAATGTCCATTTCATCCAGTTCCCCGCTGCCGTACGTCAAGTACACAGCCACCGGGCTTACCCAAGATTTTACCTTCCCGTTCCGGGCGGACGAGTCTTCTTGGGTTAAGGTCAACATCAATGGTACTCCCGTTGGCGGATACTCTGTCAATGGCAACACCGTAACGCTGGCCAGCATGCCGACCGATGGTGATGAAATCCTCATCTATCGGCAGGTCCCCTACCTGCAGCCGGTCGATCTGGTGCAGTACACCAAGTTCCCGGCCGAAACGATCGAGCAGATGTTTGACCGTCTGGTGATGATGGTCGAGGATCGACTGGTCGTCGGTGCCGCCGACCTCGATATGGGCGGTAAGAAGATCATCAACATGGCCGCCGGCACATCTGGTGCTCATGCTGCTAATATTGACCAGATTTCCACTATTATCTCGCAGACTGTCACCAATCTGCCAGATCAGACGATTTACGAGATCGCAACTAAGGTGGCGGAGATCCTGGAAGGTACGGTTACACCTCCGTCCTTCATCCCGCCGGCTACGCCTACCGATCTACAGGTGACCGCCATCGCTGCCGGGTCTGTGACCCTGACATGGGAGCAGGCACCGGGGGCACTCACCGGTCACCGCATTGATCGCGACGGCGTATTGCTGGTCAACCGTATAGCCGGCGACCTTCTCACGTATATCGACACCAATGTGCAGCCGAACACGCTGTATAGGTACCGGGTGTCCACTATCAATGAGACTTACAGCTACG